TTGCGGATGTTTCCGCCGACCTGCATTTCTTCACCGTTAAAGGTCAAAAACTGCTGTCTGAGTACCGACACGCTGTCCTTTGTGAGCATATCGAGTGTGATTTTTTCTTTAAGTTCCATTTTTCATACCTCCGTTATTTTTATATTTTGTAAATCAAAGAAAAGTTTACCTGCTCATCAGCGACGAAATTATAAGCCTGTTTATTGAGCGGAGTAAACTGCAACCAAGCCGATTTATTTACACTTCCTCTGAACATTCCGCCGTTTTTGCTTATGCCGATATCGTGAACAATCACATCCGATTTGTTTGAGAAAGGCATATTGAGCAAAGCTATTGCAGATGTTCCGCCTAAAGATGTTGCATTCATAATGACGGTGACATTTACAATAACGATATCGCCAATTTTTTCATAAAGGCAAGTTGCAGATTTTATTTTATCAATCTGAGTAGAGTACGGAGTAAGAGTAGCTGTACCAAGTTCGATATTTGACGAATCGTATTTTGTTGCAAGAAGTGAATCAACCTCTGATGCGGAATAATACTTAGTCGGTGTGTTGCCAGACTTTGCAGTGGGTACATACAGCAAACGACCGCCAGCACCCCGACTACGGCCACCAACTATACCGTTGGTAATCTGATAGAAACCGCCCGCATAATCGCCACTACGACAACCACCGCCCTGTTGGATGATACGATAACCGTTCAAATTTGATGCGACATAGACATAATCACCAACAGGCAACGCACTTGTTCCGCCGATTTCTGACGGCATAAACAGCCAATCATATTTCTCTGAACCATAGCCCATAGCTTTGATATAGCCATTTGCATTTGGAAGTGTAAATCCAACAGGCTCATAATTATCAGAGTGCTTTGTTTCATTAAATGTGAAATTATTTGCAATATAGGGTTGACCGCCACCCATTGTGCCATCGCCCCAGATATTAATACCGTTGATGTGCTTAGAGATATTACCCCAGGGGTTTTCAACACCACGATATGCTACAGAAGTCTTTCCATTTGCTGTGTATGTTGTCTGTGTTCCATTGATTTCGTTGATAGTTTCTGTTGCCTGACCTGTACCATTACCAAGATCAGCAGTCGAACCAGTCAGGCTTGAACAGTTATATGCCGTGTTACTAGTGATGCTAACAACACCCTGACCGATGCCATTTTGCGAGTTCATTATTCCGAGCTCAATCATCATAAGAAGCTGGTTTGCAGAAGTTGCCTTAATAGTTTCTAAGTGCCAACCTTGCCCCCTGTTCTGTGCCATTGTTTCGAGATTCGCCTTAGTTCCGATTCCTTTTCTAAAACCGCTAATGGGCTTCTTTCCCACGACTGAACAAAGCAGGTCACCGTCCTCATAAGTGATAGATTCATCAGCGTTATCGTTGACATAGGCTTTAGCGGAGACATCATACATACTTCCCTCATTAGCCGAAAAAAGGATGTAATTAACCGCATTGCCGTTTTCGTCACGGAATGCTGGGTGCAGCTTAAAGCCTGTTTTTGGCTTTGAGCTTACGTAATAGTTTACTTTACGCATATGGAAGCCGATTCCTGAATCGGTGTTTTTCTCCAATTTGAGTGGAATAACTTTGTAATAGAAGGCAGGCTGATACACCATAACCTGTCCATTACTGCCGTCTTCTGTATAGCCTTCATCTCCATAATAGGCAAGTATTGTTCCATCGTCTGAAACATTACAGCGTCTTCTTCCACCAAACATTTCAAATTTGTTGAAGTCTGCTCCCTGAGAGAGGTTGACCGCTCCTGCAAGTCGGGTAAATGTCTTGTTTTCATAGTCGACGCAAAGTCCTACTATGTCATCATCCGTATAGCCAATGTATGCCTTGACATCATCAACCTCTGCCTTGTCTGCTTTTTCCCTGAGCGAATTATCTGCCTCAGTTTTGGTATATGCGTCTGAAATGCCATAGCCTGCAAGTGTTGTGCTTTTATCGGCTTTGTTTGCCAACAAATTTAGCATTTCAGTTTTTGTATAAGCATTAATAATGCCATAGCCCGCAAGTGTGTTGGTTTTATCTGCTTTGTTTGCAAGATTTGCGTCAACCGTATCAAGCCTTGCTCCAAGTGAATTAGAACTGCCTCTTGCCGTGGCTATTTCGGTTTCAAGTGCAATTGCTCCGTCTGTTGCCCGTTCAATCCCCTCGTCCATATGGTTGAGGTTGTCGGCATTGAGGGGCGGAGCAGAGCCGTTCACAAAGACAATTTTATTGTATTTGTTCATTTTCTTTTACTTCCTTTCCTAATCGTTTTTCGCCCTTTGATGTGAGGGCAGTTATAAATCCGTCCATTTTCTTATTGAACACAAATGTTTCAATTGTCGGCAAATCTTCAAACGGAGTTTTAATTGTGTACTTATCGCCAGCCTCAAGCCACCAATATGAAAACAGCTTAATTTTTGTCGGGCGGTATTTATATACATCACCAAAAAAATTAACAGAATTATATTTTGTGCCGATATCACTTGCTGTTGTTCTGCACCTCATCAAAATGTTATCGGAAACATACCACGAAAAATCGTTACTGTTGCCATACAAAAACGCTTTTTTATCAGCAAACTTAGCACTGTACATACGGATAGGCTCAAGTTCGTAATCTTCAAAGGATAAATCTTTGTACGAATCGATTGTTTCAACGGAAGATTGAGAATACAGCCTTTTAAAACGCATTTTTCCGTCGGCATCTATAACGGCAAAGCTCAAAGTTAATTCTGCATAAGCTTGGATTAAATCTGACAAGGTAATGTCCTTTATAACCTTTTCCACGCAGGTATCATCAAATTTCAGCGGTACACTAAAGATAGATAAGCTCGGCGGTGAAACCCCTGTAATTGCATAATCTTTGGCAAATTCTGCGATTATTGAATAAAAGCTCTTAAAATTATCGTCTTTTTGATAGTGCGCATAACCATAGTTCTCTTTGCCTCCAAACCACAAAGACATATCCACCTTTGACATATCATAAAAAGCGTCATAGGCTGTGATTTTGACGATGTTACGCTGTTTTTTATCTCTTTGAGCCGACTGAATTTTACCGTAGAAAACAGGACATTCAACCGTTCCTGTTTCGGCAGGACAAATAAGAGTATTTGACGGGTACAAATCATCTGACGGATACAGCACCGGTTCAAGATATGTTGCCGTTATGATGACCTGTACCGTCTTTCCTATCAAAGCCGAGCAATCATAATCAATGAGTTTCACGCTCATTTCAGAGGCTATGCAACCGCCAAATTTCAATTCTTTTTCAACGATTTCATTTTCAAGCGAAAAGCTGTCAAGCACGATACTTTCACCTGTTATATCCTCAAAACTGCCGTCTGGGGAATGCAGGGCAACGGTGTTGTAAAGTGTGTTTGTTTTCAGCTTATCAGCAATTTCTTTAGATAAAAGCATTTTTAAGAATCACCCCTTAATACTCAATCAGCTCAACAGTAATCGGCTGATAGGTTATATCATTCTTTTCGGCATTCATTACGGTATATTCAATATCGGGAATATAAAAATAAGAGGTGTAATAGCTGTTCGTTTCATCGTTCCAATAAGTTACCCTGCACTTCCTCTGTAACTTATTCGCCATTGAGAGGTTGATAATCGACTGAAAATCAATCTTTTCGTCAAGATGAAGAATGTGAGTTGAAAACGAAATTTTTGTTTTGTAATTTGGCAGCGTTGCCCTTTGAAGCGTACCGTTCTGATCTCGTTCCGCAGAAGTTTCAAGTCGCTGATTCGGAGTTGATGAAAATGCGGTAATGTACTTATTCGGCATTATGTTGTTGCCGAATTTAAGCAAATAGCCGTTATAATTTGACATATCATCCCCCCCTTATGCAAATGCGGATTTACCGTTGTGTCTGCGTCTGTAAAGCTCATCCTGTCTTATCATTTCTTCAAAAAGCGTTGAACCCTCAAGCTCGGCAGTAAACGAATAAGTGTTGCCGCCATTATTGCGAAAGATAATGAACATTTCATAAATGCGTTTAAGCAGGTCAAGAATTTGTGTGAGAATCACTGTATCCTGACCGCCTGAATTGTCGAGCATACCCTGTAGCTTGTTAAGAGGGGAAATAACCTCAGGGTTACCGCTGTTAGCGCCTGCGTTATCGCCGACAACAGCAAGTGTCGGAGCTTTAACAATACCGCCTTTTGCAAATTTTCGTGCCGGTGATTCCGTGGGTTCTTCAAATCTCGGAATTAGAGGCGGATTTTCAGGCATTGAAAAGCTCCAATCCTGTCCAAATGCCGCTCCGATAAGACCGGCTAATCCGCCGATTGAATTAACAACGCCCGAAACAAAGTTATAAATACCCGTCCACAACGCATTTATGCCGTCAATGATTGCGTTTATAATGAACTTAAACACGGCGCAAATGCCGTCCCAAATACCTTTGAAGAAGTCGTAGATACCTTGCCATGCTTTGTTCCAATCGCCTGAGAAAACACCTGTAATAAAGTCAATAAGACCGCCGAATGTTTTCTGTATAGAGGTAACCAACTCACCGATAAATGTAAACACATTATCAAACACTCTTTTTACGGCATTGAAAACATTCTGAAATATAGGTCCCCAAAAGCTGACAAGCCAGTTTACAAACGGTGACAGGAAGTTATTCCACACGGTTGAAACACAGTCTGCAACCTTACCGAAGAAGTTTATTGCACCCTCAAAAACAGGCTTCAGCCAATTTTCCCACGCTGATTTTACAATCGCTACGATAAAATCCCACGCAGGCTTTATCCATTGATTGTAAACATTCATCAGGGTTGTGCCGATATTGGTAAACATATTGCAGACATTCTGAAAAATCTGCTGCCCGTTGCCGTTCCACCAATTACTGATAATTGTTCCGATATCTCCGAAAATTTGACCGATAAAGTTAAACACATCTGCAAACTGCAATTGTAAATTTTCGAGAAATTCAGTGATTGTTGCACCGTCATTTTCAGTCCATTCAACAAGGCTTTCGGTTGCAGTTGAAAACGCACCCGAAACAACTTCGCCGACTGAGCCCGCAAAGGTTGTAAGACCGCTTAAAAGATTGGAAATTGATTCTTCCATTTGAGGGCGAACATTGTCAATTGCATTGCCTGCAAGTGTACCGAAATTATCAAAAAAGATTGAAAGGTTGTTATAGCCGTTTGTAAGATTGTTGCCTATGGCGTCGATAAAGCCGATAATCTTTTCCCTGTCTCTTGAAATCCACTTAGCAACACCGCCTGAAATAGTCTGAAACGACTTTCCGCCGATTGTCGCAACCGCTCCGAATGCAGAGCCGATTGCCCCGAGTTTCGCAGAACCGACCTTTTGCATTGTGCCGAATGCCTTTTGAACTATGGGAACAGCATTATCAAAAACGGTCTTGCAGTTCTTGCCTATAGCTGACCAATCAACCTTGTTAATACCTTTCTGTACATTCTCAACAAAGCCTTTGAATCCGCTTTTTTCGTATAGATTTTTGAATGCCCCCGAAAGGTTTTTGCTTGTGTCCTTGACAACATTCTTTGCAACAGCTCCGCCTGATGAACCGCCTGAAGAGCTTTTTGATGAGGTGTCTGACTTTGAAGATGAGCTGTCAGAGCTTGAAAGCACATTCAGCTTGTCAAAGCCTGCAACACTTCTCTTTGCTTTTTCAGAACTTTTCTGAACATTATCAAGTGACTTTGAACTGTCATCTGCCGTATCTGTAAGGCTTTTGGCAGAATCGGACGCAGATTTTATATTGCTTGCGGTGTTATTGCCTGTATCCCAGCCGAAGACCTTCGAGAGCGATTCAACCGCACCTTTGGCATATTCCGTTAAAGTCGCAAGTGCGGAACTCAACCGCTTTACAACCTGAGTTGCCACCTGTAAAATAGGCTGACCGACTACGGCAAGGAGCTGTTTCCAACTTTCTCTGAGGTTGCCCGTTACATTCTCCCAACCGTCTGCTTCACGGCTTGCCTGTCCCATAGCACCCGAAAGCTGATTAGCGTCCTTGACCATTTGCAAAAGCGTGAGCTGTTTCTGCGATTCCGACAAATCCGTAAACGACTTACCATACAGCTTATTAGCCGCCGCATTTCGTGTGGTTTCAGTACAGGACAAACCGAGTGCGGCATCATTTTCAAAGTTGCCTTTGAGGAATGATTTCAGGCTTTCTGCGGTATCTTCAAGCGAACGGTCGTAATATGCGGCACTGTCGGCTGTTACCTGTAAAGCCTCCTGCATCATACCTAAAGCACTTGAACTGTCCATTCCCGTAGTTTTTGCAAAGGCATAAATGCTTGTGCCGACACCCTGTAATCGGGTTTCAAGAATACCGCTCTCCTTGGCAACGCTCTGAATGGCTGATTCTGCCTGTGACTGCATTGTGCCGAATGTCTGTTCAAACTGCGAATTTGCCGCATTGACTTCCGCAGCCGATTCAATGCACTGCTGACCGAACTCCTTGATTTTAGCAACGGAAAAGGTGGCAACCACAGCCGTACCGATTTTCTTAAATGAAGATGAAACCGAATTGCTTAACTGCTCACCGCTGCCTTTGATGTTTGAAAACTCTTTCTCGGTTTTCTGAGAAACACCCTCCGCAACCTTTGAAAAGGACCGTTTCATATCAGTGCTTACATTTTCAAAATCTTTTGAAAGACTTGAAAATGCCGAATCAAACTTTTTGGTAATTGAATCGGAAATCTTATGCAATGTTTTTGAAATATCATCACCTGTCAGCCTGACATCAAGCTCAATTTCACCCGCCTTTGTCGCCATATTCACCACTTCCCTTCATTTTAGATTCTTTAAAAACAGGCATAAAAACAGCGCACACCGTTATGATGTACGCTAATAAAAATTTGCAGAAGAATAGCCACCCCATTGGAGTGGCTTTTTGTTTTAGCTGTTGAGTTTGTAGTATTTGATGTCGATTTTCGGAAGTGACACATTGTTGCCCATTACGGTTTCATATGTATAGTCGCCGTCACAAGTTCCCCAGAATGTGATTACATCATCTTCAAGGAGTTTGTCCGCATCGTCAGGAATTTCTACAGTTGCGTAGATTGTATCAGTCCACAATGGTTCATCAAGATACTCATTTTCTTCTTTGGTTATATTGATTCTCAGGTCAACCGAATCGCCCCAACCTTCCTGAACCTGAATAATCTGACCTTCAAACTTGTAGCCATTACCTTTGTACTTGTCAGGGTTTCTTGAAAGAGTTTTAAAGTCAATTGTTTTGCAACCGTCTTTAAATTCTTTTTCAACCTTCTTCGGGTCTTTAGTAGGCTTTTCTGTTGCAACTTCTTTTGTGGTCGGTGCTTCTGTCGCTTTTTCAGTTGCTTTTTCTGAGCTCTGATTTGCAACAGTAGTTTCCTGCTTTGATTTGTTTGAGCTGCTGTTACCGTTAATTGCACCGTTTACACCGCCAACAATCATAATAGCAACAACGATAATAACCCAAAAATACCAACGCTTGTAAATTTTCTTCTTCGCATTTGCAGGATTTACGGTTGCCGAGGTTGAATCGTTTCCGCCAAAGCCTGCACCGCACTTGTCGCAAAATTTTGCATCGTCCTTTAATTCGTTTCCGCAATGTGGACATTTCATAAACATACACTCTCCTTAATAAATTTGTTAGTGTATGTTACATTTTATCACTATATATTAACATTGTCAAGAATTTTGTAGATACAGCGAAAATTATGTACAAATTTACAGATTAGCAAAGAAGTTTTGAAATTCTGCAAGAACGGTGTTCATATTTTCGTCTGAATAGTGCTTTACATTCCTTGACCGCCATTTGTTGCGGATTTTATGCTGTGACGAAGTAAAGTTTTTCAAGACCTCTTTGTCGGATTCAAGGCGAATTTGAACCGTTCTTGCAAGCGGTGTTTCGGGTCCTAAGCCTTGCAGAAGTGAGCAGAACTCATTCCAACTCATTTTAGCAAAGTCCTTTGAATAAATGCTGACCCCGTACTCCGAGCGAAAGCTCGACACGATTAAATCAAAGTCATCAATCAGGTCGTAGCCGGGGTCTGAGCTTCCCCCTCGTCAGTCAAATCGCCTGTTGCAATTTTGGCAGATTCGCTGATAAGGGCGTTGAAATCGTGCATATTCAGCTTTAACTTTTCAATCTTTTCTCTCTCGGATTCATCAAAAAGAAGATGATACATTTCGATAACATCTTTACTTTTACCGTTGCCGTCCTCAAAAAGTGCCGCAACTTTGAGCATTGAAACTGCGTCATTGTTGATTGCAAGGTCAACATTTTTAACTCTGACACTCGGCTTTTCCTCAAAATTAAGTTTGTCTGTAATATCAATTAGCTTTGACATAATTGTTCATTCCTTTCGTTTTTTAAGCGGCTGCTGTATATACCGGCTTGCCGTTTGACATAACTTCAAATTCAAGCGGAGCAACACCCGTACTTGCGCCTGCACCGTTAGATGTGACGGATACAACTGCATTTTTAAAGAGGACGGTTGCACCGTCAGGGAAAGTCCACATAAACGGAACTTCTACCTTTCTGCCGTTTTCAAATGCAAGGGCGGCAATCTGGTCATTGCCTGCGTCACCGATTGTACGCTTGCCCTTTACCGAAATTGTGATTGACTTTGCTGTCATAAGCCTTGACTTCCAGCCCTCGTTTTCAAAGGCTGTCCATTCCTCGACACCGTTGTCAAATGCAACAGAAAATTCTTCGCAGTTAGCAATATTTGTCGTGGCGGATTCTGTTCCTGCCTTGCCAACCGCAAACTGATTTTCATAGCATGGGAATACTCCCGATTCAACTTTTGCCATAAAATTACTTCCTTTCGTAATAAAATTTAACTTCAATGACCTGCTCATACACACCCTTGTCGTCTGTTCCCACATCAACGGGTTCTTCCGTGAGCAGTTCGATTATATAGATTTTGTGTTCCTTAATTTCAACTTTTTTAATGCCGTAAAGCGTTTCGTAAAGTCTGCGTGCAAACTCCTCGGTTTCCCTTGCGTTGTCGGTGTAATGGATAAGCAAAGACACGCTTATTGTATCGTAGGTACTTTCACCGCCGATTGCCCTTGTGGGTGTTCCCGACTGCTTTAATGAATACACACCGATTGACTTGTCCTGCTTATTGTCGAGTTTACCGATGTAGTAATGCTCGACTGAGGTAACGCTTTTGAGCCAATCTCTGATGTCCGATAAGTAAATCAAAGTCCTGTATTTCTCCTATATATTTTAGTGAATGTTTGACTGCAAAAATTCTGCCGTGTTCCACCTTTGAGCCAATATCGAAACCATTTACCGCCTGCACTTTTGTTCGCACCGTGTTTTTTACCCTCGGAATCCGTCCACACTTCTCTGTGAAAATTATACTCGGGGTGAAAGTACAACCGCCTTGCATACGGAGTATCTGACACAATTTTAACTATCCCCTTTGCACTTTGTGAATAATCAACAGAGGTACTATCGTTTTGAAGTATGCTTGTATCAAACGGCATTACCTGTGCGTTTTTCACCTGTGTGAGAAGTGCATCACCTGTCTGTTCAAGAGCCTGTTGCTTTGCCTTATCAAGCTGTTTTACAACAGGCATGTTGAGTTTGATTTTTGATGATACCGAAAATCCCATTAAATCACATCCAATTCCGTAAAATTAACTTTACCGTCGGGGTTGCGGTGTTTTGTACCCTGTACGATGTTTCGTTTTACGCCGTCAAGGATTACAAAGCCACCGCTTAAAGTGGGGCTGTCGGGAGCAATGTCGCCGTCAAAAAGCAAGACAGCCGACACCTGAACAATTTTCTGCTCTTTGGTATAGACCGTCTTTGCCTTTGACTGCATATTACACAAGGCAGAGCCACCGTGCAGGGTTGCTGACGGGTACAAGCTGTCGGAGGGATACAGATTTTTGCATTCAAACACGGTCAGGGGTGCTCCGTCTTCGGTAACACCCTCACCGTAGATTGTGACCTCGACAGGAGTTTTGCAGAACTGCTTTTTTACAAGTGACGGAAATTTCACGGTTTTCACGCACCTTTCAGATTGCAGGATAACAAAGTCCTGTTGATTTTAGCAACGCATAGAGGTCGGCAGGAATTGCCACTCCGCTGATACACATTAAATTCCAGCTTGCACCAAATTCCATTGATGTGCCGTTGATTGAATAGCTTTTCAGATAGGAAGAAATCATATCGGCATTTTCTTCTTCAAAAGCAGTAAGTCTGCTATGCACTCTGCTGATGATTCTCTTCTGCATTTCCGAAAGTTTTTCAAAATCAATGCGGTTAAAAGTCAGAACATCAATGTGTTCGGCAGAGATAATGCTGTTTTCATCTCCGCCCTGATGTTCAATGTAATCGGCATACATTACGCAACCGCCGTTGTGTCAACATCGGCATAAATGCTGTCAATTTTGCCGTCCTTGCCGTTCGGGAATACGAATGTGTCGGAAAGCGAACGGTTCTGATAGAGCCAGCCGTCACCCTCTGTGTGTGAGCCGGGAGCAAAGAAGTAAATGCTTGAAATCTTCGGAACAGTCTTGCAGGTTTCACCGCAGGCAACAAGAACATTGATTTTGTGAGCACCTGTTGCAGGCTCAAAACCGCCGTCATCGGGGTTAAAGTTGAAGTTATCGTAGAAACGCTCATCATCAATAACCTCGATGATAGGGCAACCGTCAATCTCGGTCACTCTTGTTTCAATGCCGATACCGCCCTCTGCAATCTGTGTAAGCTCAATCTTACGAGTGAACTCTGTTGACTGTTCAAGGCAGTCCATAATGTGAGATGTCACATAGGCAACAAGTGTGCCTCTTGCCTTGTATCTGCGGAGCTTGCCGGCAGAAAGAATTGTTTTGAGCTTTGAATAAGCGTTCTCCTTAGTCCACTCCGATGTCTTTGTTGAAGAATGATATCCGTCTGTTGCCTGAGCCTTTGTTGCAACCTTCGAGAAGAAAAGTGCGTCTGTTTCGGGAGCAACCTGTGTCTGTTCAAATGTCTTTGAAATGTTCTCAACGCTTGCAGTCGAATTTGTTTCATCAACATCTGCCTTGTCAACGAGGAACTCAATATCACGGTCGTGTTCGCAGGTGAACGGAACATCGGTCTGAACATACTTGCCCTTGTTCCAACCGCCGTTGCGATTGTGGTTCTTAAAGCCTGATGTACTCATCTGTGTGAAGTGGAATGTTCTTGCACCAACCCACTTTACATTTGAAGTGATGAACGGTGATGTAAGTGTGCCCTGAACAAGAATTTCGAGCAGATCAGGGCTGAACTGCTCGGCATAGTTATTTGTGTTTGCCATAATTTTTCAATCCTTTCTTTGGTTAAATATTAAATCTGTTCCATTTTTTGGTAGGAACATTTGCCTTTGGTTTTGTACCGTCCGATGTACCGTTGCCGTCACCGCCGATTTTCTTAACTCCTGTGCCGTTCTCGGCAGGTTTGCCCTTGAGTGCGGGAATATCGTCAAGCACCTTTTTAACAGCCTCTGTCAGCTTTTCCGCATTGACCTTGCCGTCTGTCACAGCCTTTGAAAAGTCTGCAATTTTAAGCACATACGGAACGGTTGCAATGTCAACGCCCTGTTTTACGGCTTCGAGGGTTGCCGACTGGTTGACTTCTGCCATAAGCTTTGCGTTGTTTGCCGATTCAACTTCCGACTGCATTTTTGCAAAGTCGGGAGTGTTCTTGGCTTTCTGCTTTTTAAAAGCACCGATAGCCTCTTTCATCTCATCGGCTGACAATCCCTGCTCCTTAAAATATGACTTCAAAACGGTGTCCTCTGTCACGCTCTGTTTGCCTGTAATAAGGCTTGCGAGCTTGTCATAATCAAAGGCAGGAGCATTTTCCTGTGGTGTTCCCTGCGGTGCAGGTGTCGGTTCATTGGGGGTTGGTGTTGGATTTGGTTCTGCCATTTTTTCATATCCTTTCAGTTTTTCGGGTGTCTCCCGTAATCAGTTTATAGAGTGTCTCTCTGTTTCAGTTTTGCACGGTGTCTCCCGTAGTTTAATGTCTTCGGACAATAAAAAAGCACCTTACATATTCGTAAAGTGCTTAATCTGCTTTTTCTGTTTTAACTGCTTTGGTTCTCGGCTTTTTGGGAGCGTCAGACTTGACCTCTTCTGCAAAACCGCTGTCAATGAGTTCCTTTGCTCTCTGTTCGGAACATTCAAAAACTTCATTCACAGGTCGGGTTACATAGCCGTTCTGCCTGTCATTAAATGCTGTTGTTACTCTGATTTTCATTCTGTCACCACCTTTCAAGGGCAATAAAAAAGCACCCTATAATCAACATTGCTGTCGGTTATAAAATGCTCAATTCGTAATTTTATGCTGTTTTTGTGAATTGCATACAACAAAACCGCCCTTTTTACGGAGCGGTTAGATTATGCCACTATCTTTTAGATATTGCATTTTTTGTTTCTCTCTAAGCTTACTGTAAAGTGCTTCAGCATCTTTAGCTTCTTGTGGAGCATCTTCACGCAAAGTGACATTTAAACCATTTGTTACAAGGTACGGCTTAAACGCATTCCATAGAGATTTTTGTTCTTCAGTTTGTATCAATCTCATACTATCATCACCCTAAAAGTTTGCTGACTCTGTACTCGTTATACACTTCATCCATAGCTTTATCTTTTAAGCATTCAAAAGCATATTCACTTATATCCTCTATATTATAACCGTTATTTATCAATTTTTCAACCTTTGGAGCATAAATTTTATTAAGGTAATCGCAATATTCAAAATAATCGTTAATACCTCCGAATTTTGCTCTGTAACTTTTAGCGTCTTGCCAATGAATCAGTTCGTGAAGAATTGTACTCAATCCGTCTTGCGGACAAGCCAAGTTTTCTTGTAAATCTGACAAATCACTTGTTGAAAAGTATGCTGAATTGACATTTAGAACATTCTGCATTGGCATATATGAAGCAATAGCATTTACTCGCATTTCTTCGGGAGTGACAATACAAATATCAGGTTTTCCGCTTGTTTCAACCTCTCCGAGCATATCAAACGCTTTTCTCACTTGCATATCAAAATCATGAAGTTCTTTTCGTTTTAGCTTTACCTTATCTGAAATATAAACATTATCACACAATGTATTTGCCTTGCGGGTATCAATTGTAATTGTTTCGCCCTCAATTTTGCGTTCAAAAGTTTTTGATATATCTTCCTTAAAAACAGGTCTGTAATATTTTTGTTCATCAGTCTTCAAAGAAAATTGTTTCGCCTTTTCTTCAAGCATATCAGCCCTATCGTGCCACTCATCGGCTCGGGTTTGGGCTATTCGTTTATTGTCCTCGTCAAGGCTGTATTCGGCACGGCGGCCAAAGCGTTCTGCCTGTCGCTGTGCATACTGCTGTTTTTCTTCAAGCCGTTCTCTACGGTCCATTTCTGCCTCTTCTTCGGGGGTGACAGGTTCGAGCGTTGTTATTTCCTCGTAATATGTACTTGTACTGTCCTTACATCTCGGATGAAACAAACCGTTCTTGATTGCGGTTGAGAGGAGCGGATAGTTTCCGTCTGACTTTTTGCCGTTTGAATACACATCGTCAATAAACACCTTGCCGATATATTTTGCACAATCGGGGCAACCGCCCTGTCTTGAGTTCACAACAACAAGGGATACTCCCCATTCGGCTCGCTTTTCGCCCTCACCACGCAGATAGGCTCTTTTGTTGGCTGTTTTAACCGCCATGTCCGCATAATCCGAGAGCGTGTGCCTTGCACCGTTCTTGTATTTCACACAATTTAGACCTGCGTTAAGCATATCTTTACAAGCCATATCAACGGCTTTTTCGTATGTAACCGCACCCGTGTTCATTGCAACCTGTGCGTTAAAAATCGCCTTGCGGTACTTGTCGTTGCTCATACGCAAAACTGCCGTTTCTGCCCTCTTTAAATCGTCTGTGGTCGATTTTATGAGTGCGTCAAGTTTACGGTCATTCACCTTAAAAAACTCGGCTGTGCTGTGTGCTGACGGCTTTTTCGGGGCTTTGAAACCGTCCTTGACAGCTTCAAGAATTTCTGCCTCCTGACTTGCATTTCCGTCAGCTTTGGCGGTGCGAATCATCTCTTCAACCTTGCCATTAATGGTTTTGAAACACTTGCCGAATTTCTTTGCGTTGTGCTTACGGTACTCTTCAAGACTTTTGAGCTGTTCAGCCTGCCATTGTGTCCAGTTGTAACCCTCTTTGGTTTCTTCGGCTCTGTGACGGCTGAAATTTCTCATCATGCTGTCAATCAGTTCATCTTCGATTTTTTCAAAGGCTTCTTTGATATTGTAATCACTCATTGTTTACCTGTGTATCGTTCTGTTCGGGATTGCTTTCGGTTTTTTCTGCATTATTTTCCGCATTTTCTTCATCATCTGCGTTATTGTCAGATTCTTCTGTGTCGGTAAGGTCCACATCGTCAAGCTCCGATTTTTCTTCTTCGCCTGCAATGCCCTGTTCTTCCTTAATTCTCTGTACCTCTTCGGCTTTCCAATCCTCCGACTTGCTGTCGCCGTAAAGCTCGTCAACCGAGGTTTCAACTGACATCAAACCGCCCTGTCTTGCTTTTGACACGGTTTCAACCTGACTTTCAAAACTCGGATTTGCATATTCGCCGAAGTTTACGGATACTTCCAAGCCCTCAACAATACCCTTGCCGTTAAGTTCACCGTCTGCATTGAGTACAACTGCAACAAGGCTTTGAAGTGCGTTCTGCGTAATTTTCACAAGGTTCTGCCTTGTGTAAAGGGTTGTCTTTTCCTTTTCACGCTGAGCGTCTGCATTATCAAGCTTCTTCGTATCAATGCCGAGAGTTGACGGCGATATAATGCCCTGTAAGCAGAGGTCGAGGGCAGTAATGTATGAACTCAAATAGCTTTCGTGCTGAATCTGCGGACTTTCGGTGTAAATCCTGTTGCCGTTGCCGTTTTCAGACATATCGTTGCCCACGGTGATAAATCGGTTGTCAAACGGATTTGGCGATATCGGCTGACAGGTTTCGGGATTTCTCGGAACAAGGCAATCAGGCACATACTGCTTTGTTCGGCAGGCTCTGAGTGCATCCATCCACTGTGACCACACTTCATCAAGGCTGTCGAAAGCGTCTGTTTTTATGCCAATAATGCCCGCACCTCTGCCCTTGTGGCACGATTTGCCGTAAAGGACAGGTACAGCCCACATATATGATTCGTCAAATGTAACGCCCTTTGAATCAATCCACGAAAGAGCGTCAACCGTGTGCAGGTCAACCTCTTTGCCGTTGTCATCATACAAAGCATAGTGAATATAGCCGTAACCGTATGTTTCTTCAAAACGGTAACGGCGGTGTTTTTGCGTGTAATCGGTGTAAAACTTAACCTCTCGGATTCTGCCTCGCACATATGTAAAGTCAATGTTTTCGGCAGGATACCATTCAACAATCGGAACATCTGATACAGCCGTGTCAAAGCTGACCTTAAAAGCACCGTCACCGACAACACATAGGTCACGGAGCATTTGCTTAACCGTGTCGGATAGCTTGTTCTGCTTTTCAATGTCTTCCCAACGCTCTGCATAAGCGGTTGAATTTTTACTTGTAACATCTGTGCCGTTGTAGTCGGCAATTACGATATTCACAAGCGTTTCGCAGATGAGTGCCGGCAAACCCGTGTGTATTTTACGGATTTCAAGCCCCTTTGTGCTTTTTGCCGCCCAAAACATAGTTTTGTTTGTGTCAATCTGCTTGTACAGCTCCGCAAGCTGTCTGCTGTTGCCCCAATACCAAATGCGATTGATAAAGCACTCGGTCAGATGATTGCTTGTCTCGGTAACGGTAATTGTTTTGTCGCTTGCAGGAGTAATCTGCAAAAAGTTTTTAATTCCAGATCTGATAGATTCAGCCACTTTGTTAATCAGCCCCATTTATTTCACTTCCAATAATATTTTTAAACGGCAACCACGCATATTGACCGCTGTTAATGCAATGGTCGTGACCGTCCTCGGGTGTGTTGTCTTTATCCTCTCGCCAACTGTAAATTTCAAACTCGGCAATCGTGTTTTTACAATGTTCAAGCACAAAATAACAGTCGGTGGCAAGCCAGCCGAGTACAAGATTGATTCGGTCGATAATCTTCGTTTTCTTCCATGCATTTGCAAAGTCATAAACACAGCCGTGCTGTCGCTTATACTTTTGAAATTCGGTAATAGTCGCTTGGTCGGCGCTGTCAATAAAAGCCGTGCGTGCAAAGCCCCATTCATCACGGTTGCGGTCAAGAAAATCAATAAAATTCTTCACCGTGTCACTCGGAGCAATGGGCGTTTGCATTTCAGCGTTGTTATAAACCCTTTCATCAAGCTGAACACACTTGCCGTGATTGGTAATGCCGTAAAAAGTCATTGCGATAGTGTCAGGCGACTTCTGCGAATAGGCGGTATCAAGTCCTGCCGTGAACTGAACAAAGTGTTCCGACTTGCGGTTACAGTTCAAAAACTTTCCTGCCCACTCTTTTGATTTGATGTGCCTTGCCCTCTCAAAATTCGGGAACACAAGACCTGTTGCTCTGCCTCGCAAACCTAAGATTTTATTTTTATAGAGCTTTGTACCTTTCGGTGCAGAGTTCTTTTTCTTTTCGATTTGCTCGGGTGTAAGACTTAAATTGTCGGCAAAAGAAAAGAACCAATACCGCCAATTCGGTACAGGTTCTTCGGTAAGCTCCGCAGTAATCTCGAGCGGAACATCGTTTTCATATTTTTTAAAAGGACGGGAGCGGTTGACAAACTCCTTATACACAGGCAAAGACGGATCATCGGGATTCAGCGTTGCAAGCATATAGTCATTACGGGTTGACATCTCTCGGATAAACTCGATATCGGCGGTGTTGATTTCATCAATATACACGCACCCAAACTGTGCACCGAGAACCATTTCCCACTTATCCCGACTGCTGTAACCGAGAATATAGATAATTTTGCCCTCAAACTTGATATGCGGCAGCTTGTAATCCTTGTCGCCGTTACCGCAATAAACAGCGTTGCGGTGCAAATCAAGAATACCGTTGTCCTGCTGAATTATAGTTTCCTCAGCCTTGCCCGTAGTTTTGGCGGCAATTGCATGGAGCTTCTTCAGCGACTGCGACACCATTCGCATAAATTTGACGCCTGCTCCGACGGTAGTTTTTCCCGAAGCTGTAGTTCCTTCAAGAAATTCAGCCGACACATTTGTTGTGTTGATAAAGTCGATATACTTTTGTGACAGCGGAAATTTGTTACTCACTCAGCCCCTCACCACCCAACTGTCTGAACACATCGGATAGCTTTTCGGACTGCTCAACCTTTGCGTCAACCTTAACGGTGTATTCTCCTGTCATCTTGTTGAGCGTGTCAATCGCCCTGATTCTGTCGGAAGTGTCCTGCTCAGCACTTCGGGCAATATCAGAGAGAGCAACCTGTCTGTCCTTTGCACTCATAATGCGCTCATCTTTGAGCCTGTCGGATAACTCCTTGATGTACTTGGCAACTCTCACATTTTCTAACAATTTGCAGGCATTGGCATTTGCGTAATTCTCGGAATATCCCGCCATAATCGCACTCCAAACGGTGTTACCGCTCTGTGCATAATATTCCGCAAACTTCCTCTGCCTTGCATTTAATTTGTCCTTCACGGTATCACCGCCTTTCACACTAACACAAAACCGCCCTCAAACGAGAGCGGTCTGTGCGATTTTTTAGGGAGACATAAATGCCTATGTCGTTTTGTTGCTTTCTTCAGTTTACATTATACTGCACCTAAAACGGAAAAACGGACAAATTTACCAATGGTGGCGATTACACATTTTTCTTATGCTGTCGGGGGTATTAATTCCGCCTGTATCGACTGCAATCTTCGCCCAGCTGTATTTTAAGCCGAGGTGCATAAACAGGCAGTTTTCCACAAAATCATCCCGTGAGAGGCTGTTCAGTGCCGAGTTTCTGCGGATTTCAAGGTTCTGAATATCCCTCTGAATATCTGCAATCTGCACCACCGCATTGCCCACCCTGTCAGATGTCTGACCTGACGGAACAATTCGTTCGCAAAGCGTCACCGCCGTGTTGTCCGCCTCAGCCTGAATCCGTGCCATTTTCGCCCTAAGCCGTGAAATCTCTCGGTTGATATCCTTAATCTCTCTCGCTGTCAATCCATATCTACCTCACTTTCAAGCCAATGTTTAATCCCTGTAGTACAACTTTTATCATCAAAGTAATAACCGTTGCATTGTTTTTGGTAGTAACCGCAATTACCACACTTGTCGAATTGGTGTATGAATAAGAATTGAGTCATATCATGAACGCTCATTGATTTAATCTTTTCAAAATTCGTCATTCTTAACTTCTCGTTACAGCTGATTTTCTGGATATGCGACACTCTGAATACAGTATTTTTAACCACTTCATTGTTCTCATCAATACAAAAATAAAAATTAACTGGTATTGATAAATTAGGGTCGTTTTCAAAGGCTTTTTCACCCGTCTTATGTAAAGTGCCCTCAATTACAGTGTTATCCAAAAGAGTAATTGTCACACATTTGCCTAAATACCTTTCAAGTTCATTTCTTGTCATTGTTTTTACTCCTTATATCCATTTTCGCACCACAAAACGGACAATATGGATACAAATCAATGTCCTCATAAAAAGTGAGAAAGTTGCCGCACTCAGAACATAAATAATTTGTATAGCCGACATCCCCGCTGTCGTATTTCCACTTACCGTGTTTAATTTCTTGCATATCACACACGGTTGCTTCGTTGGGTTTACTTCCGTCAATTTCAATAATGTGCTTTACATTTTCGGCATTTCGCTTTGAATTGAAATACAAAGTAAAATTGCTACCATTATAATCGGGTATATCCAATGCATAGTCACCACAAAAATCACGGATTTTTAATATTTCTCTCATCATTTTTCACTCTCCTCAACAGGCTGATTCCAACAACTATAACAGCTAATATACACGTCACCTTTTTTTGTTTTTGCACAACCCGAAACAGCTCCTAATTTTTTTAGGCAAACCTTTGGTACTCCGTGATCAAGCTCTGCGTTCGGATAGTTCTTCAAGAACTCCGTAAGAAATGTCTTTTGCGGATGTTCGTCACTCCACTTCTGAACAACTTCGATTGCTTTTTCGGGATAATACATTTCAAAGGTTGGACACGATAAACCTTCACCGTTGTTATTACTACACAAAGGACAGTTGCTACACTTAATTTTACACAGTCCGTTCTTTGTTCTTTTCGTCATCCGCAACTTCTCGGTGAAGTAGTTTGTAGTTTTCGTACAATCAATCATTTTCTTTATTCTCCTTTAATTTTTCGGTTATTCTTTTGGTTAAGCCGTTTTCGTTGGTTAGGCATTCTAAGGCTTGGAGGGCATTGATTACGGTTTGCTCGTTGGTTTGGGACTGATACATCTTACGGACGAAGTCGGCGCTTTTCTTTACATTATCCATAATTCTTTGTGAGAGCATACGGTATTCGTCTGCGTCGTTTCTGTCACGCTTATACTCCGTTCTGAGCTTGTCCTGCCATTCAAGGCAGATGTTTATGTCCCAGCTTTTATGACGGTTGTTGTAGCTGACCTTTGCAAGCCTTGAAAAGTATTTATATTCGGGCGGCGGAAAGGATGAGTAATCAAGCTGACCGTCAATTGCTTTATCCTCAAGCTGTTCAAACACCTGTGGATTGTTAAAATCATATTTTTTCATATTACCTCTTTCGGAGGGTAGTGGAGGGTTTGGGGCTATTTTAAAGAACCCTTTCTATATATATAATATTAGTTTATTTTTCTTATACGAAAGGTTAGAAAAACCGTCAAACCCTCCACCACCCTCCACCTCAACAATCTTTAAAAAGAGAAATGCCGTTGAAAAAGTTATAGTTTTTGCCTCTTACCTTTTCAAATCGTTTGGCAAGTTCGGTGCTGAATTTGGTATTTGACATACAATATTCGTTGTTATCCCCTGCCCAGCTTGTATAGGCGGCATAGAGCGTGCTTGCCTGAACCGAACCCTCTAACACACATCTGTCCTCGATAAAGGCGGAAATGACATCCATTTCACGCTTATACTCTCTCACGCTCTGAAGAACGGCAGACGGCATTTTCAAACCCTCTCTCTGCCACAGAATACAGCCGTCGATACACCATTTGAAAATTGCGGTCATTTCGGCTTTGAGCTTATGCGTAAGGTTCTTATCAACCTTATCCTCGGGAATCTGAACATCGAACGGTATCATATGTATTCTTCGCCATATGCCCGTGTCAGTGCCTCTGATAATCGGTTTATGGTTTGTCGCCATCCACAGCTTAAACTCGGGCTTGAACTCAAATTCCTCGCTGTACAGCTTTCTTGCCGTTACGGTATCGTCACCCGTAAGCTGTTTGAGAAGTCCCTCATTAATTCGCACGCCCTCGTTCGGCTCAACCGAGGTGACAAGCCTTGCACCCTTTAACCGTGCAATGTCGCTGTTTATGGCACTGCTCTGAGAGTTTCTTACCATAATTGTTTCAGGCTGAATGTTTGCGGCATAATCGCCGAATACATCACGGATAACATCAATGAATGTACTCTTGCCGTTTCGTCCCGTACCGTAAAGGAAGAATGCGCATTGCTCGGCTGTTGAGCCTGTCAGACTGTAACCAACCGCCTTTTGAATGTAGCGAATAAGCTCCTTATCGCCTGAAAAAATATCATCAAGAAATGCAAGCCAACGGGGACACTCTGCCGTTTGAGAACAGTCAACCGAAGTTATCTTTGTAAAATAATATTCGGGATTGTGTGCCCTCACTTCGCCGTTTTTAAGGTTAATAATTCCGCTTGGGGTATTTAATGCCATGCGATATTTATCCATTTGTGCCGGAAGCACGGGGATATGGTGTTCGACCTCGTTGAGCATTGCTTTTTTTGATTTGTTGGAACGGCTTGCTTTCATATGCTTTTCAAATGCTTTCGACATATCTCCGCCGCTTTCCTCATCAGCCTGCAAGTATAGCCTTGCCTCGGCTTTCATAGCCTCAACGCTCTTGTCTGCCATTCTTAATACAACTCCGATATTGTCAACACACCACTTCATAGAATTGTAGTAATACCACTTTTTCTCGGTGTAACAATACCTTACATTATCGCCGAATAAATCAACGAACCTGTCGGCATTGCCCATATCGTCAAAGGTGTAGGCACGCATTTTTTCTTCGTCAACCGCTTGAACAGCCTTGCCCTCACCGATTGAAATTGAATAATCATTATGCTGTTTTGCGTTATAGGTCTGTGTACAGCCCGACACAGCCTTTTGCAGGGTTATAATGCCGTAGGTTGTGCCGGACTGCTTTCTGTCCCACTTGTCACGCATTAAGCCTGATTGTCTGAAAATCGAATCCATCTTGTCGGTGTCGCATCCGCACCAGAACGCAAGCATATTGCAGAATGCCATATCAGCCTCGCTCTGTGACGCATAAGCCGAAAAATCACCGCTGTATAAGGCTCTGAAAAGATTGCCGTTTTTGGCATTGCAGGCGGCTTTTACAATATCGTCAACCGTATTGAGATTAACCTCAATGTTACGGAGCTTAGGCTGTGGCTCTGTTGCCTTGCCGAGATATTTTGAATGCAGCGGCTTTATGCTTTCGGTGCAATCGTTTATGTACGCATATGCAGAGCAGTAATCTCCTGTCACTACGAAGAATCTGCCGTTTTCGTACATTTCAAAACCGCCCGAATCATTCTTCGCCTTTCTTCTGCCCTCGGGAAGAGTTCCCTTGCAGATTATGTGAACGCCTGCCTTGCTCTGCGAAAACTCGGCGTAGCTCTGCAAAGTGTTCACGAACTCGCTGATTATGTTGTCAGCTCCGCCGTTTTTGTAGTCCTGAATGTCATTTGGCATATCGTCAAGGTCAACACCGAAAAACGGTGAATTTGAGAACATAAAGCCTATGCCTGAATATTTGGCGGATTCTCTGACTGCTGTTTCAAAGTCTGACCAAGTGTCCGAGTTATTCGGCATTGCAAAGCCACCCGTTCTTGGATTTATCGGTTTCTTTGAAATTCCGCTGTGCGATTTCGGATCGGGATATGACTGCCAGCACACCCAGTTTTTGTAACCTTTCAATTCCTCGGGAACTGCAAAATATTTATTTTTATTTGGGTTTAAATTTGTAAAGCCCATTTTTTCACCTCCATATATAAGGAAAAGCACGGTGAAAATTGCACTGTTTTATGCAATTCCCGAAGAAATTTTTTAAAATCAGAACGGCAAATCATCGTCAATCGGCATATCAACAAAGCCCTGATTTGCTGTCTGTGCAGGTGCATAACTCTGCTGTGGCTGTGCATAGGCTGTTGCCGTTGAACTCTGCGACTGCTTGAAGGTATGCTTTACTGTCGGAAACTTAGTCGGATTGAGCCAGCTGACTTCTTCTCTTTTTTCGCCGTTCCATTCGCCGTGCTTAATCGTTACACGAACAGGCTTTTTAATGAGTTCTTCAAGAAACTGTTCAAGGCTGTCATAGTCCTTGCCGTCGGGAAGTCCTGCCACTTTGCCGAGAGCCATAACCTGATTAAAGCCGTAGCCCTTGACCTGCTTGTCGTTCTCGGTAGGCTCGTTTCGTTTCCACAGGGTATGGAAGATATAGCCGTTTTTATAGTTCTGTTCAACATCGTTTCGGATAATGAACGAAATGTTCAGGCAGGTTTTTTCCTCGCCTTTTGAATTTGTGTAGTCACGCTCCTCTGCCTTTGCTATAAGACACTCATAATCGCCCTCGGGTTTGAGTGAGTTAGACTGTGTTGCCTCGCTCCAATTTGCTTTAAATCCCATAATTTTACTCCTTTGTAATTAACTCTATCGCCTCATCGGCACTTCTGCACACTCCTGCAACAGCGCCGTTGAGTTTCATCATCTGTATAAATTTCTGTTGTTTTTCGGTAGGTCTGCCCTTGGGAGTTTTAACCTCGATAAAGACTGCTCTTCCGTCTGATTTTCTGACACCGAACAAATCTGAAAATCCGGGTGGAACTCCCGTATTGAAATATCTGCCGTCCTTTGTAAAGCCTGCACCTACATTTATACGGAAAATATCGCAGTATGGTGCAATTGCAATACGGATTTTGTTCTGAATTGCGTGTTCTTCTGTCAAGCTATCATACCTCTCTTTCGTGCCTGAAAATATGCCCAGCCTGTTTTGTAGCCGTGGCTTTTTGCGTATGCAAGCAAGTCCGCATAGCTGTGGCAATCGTCGGGTGTGCTGAAATCAAGCTTGAATCCCTCAACCTTAATGAGCTTTGCGGTGGTATCGGTTTCAACGGTCCTTTCGGCTGTCGGGAATACATAACCGCAATGCGGACACACGGCTTTCTGCCCTGCCGGCGGTGCTGAAAATGTAAAGAAACATTCGGGACATTGTCTGACCTTTTCCTCCTGCTCCTTTTCGATTTTTTTAATGCTCTGCTTTTTGCGTTTTTCAAGCGTCCATTCTCGGTCATCATCAGGCATTCCGTGCCTTGCATAGTTGCCCACATGGTCAATGATTACCGCCCTTTTGTTTGGCTTATAGCGCATACATCGCATTGACTGCTGAATGTAAAGCGTAAGGCTGTGAGTAGGTCGGAGCAGAATCGTGCATTCGCAGTCAGGAACATCAAAGCCCTCTGAAATCAAATCCACATTGCAGAGAATTGTAATTTTGCCGTTTCTGAAATCGGCTATAATCTGTTCTCTCTGTGCCTTTGGAGTAGCTCCGTCAATATGCTCGGCTGAAATTCCTGCGTCACGGAATGCCTTCGCTGTTGCAAGACTGTGCTTTACCGAAGAACAGTAACAGACGGCTTTCTTACCGTCTGCAAGCTGTTTGTAATATTTGATAACATCACCGAATACCGTGTTTTTAATCATTGCCTTTTCAATATCCGCTGTTACATATTCGCCCATTTTAGTATGCAAACCCGTAAGGTCGGCGACACTCGGAGCGTAGTAGTCATACGGGGCAAGGCAGTTATGCTCAATGAGCCATTTTGTACTCACCCCGATTATGAGCTTGTCGTTGACATCGCCCAAACCGTCACCGTTTAATCGGACAGGTGTTGCGGTGACGCCAACCCTCGGAACATCTGCAAAATGTTCGTAGATACGCTTGTAGCTTTGTGCAAGGCTGTGATGATTTTCGTCTGTGATTATAAGCGCAGGCTTGGGCAGTTTCTTCAATCTGCGTGTAAAGGTCTGCACCATACCGATTTGGCACAAATCCATAAGCACACCCCAGCGGACAAAGGTTCTGAATATTTGGTCAACAAGCTCTCGTCTGTGAACAAGGAACAGCACTCGTTTTCCGTTCCAAGTTGTCCGTCTTGCAATTTCTGCGACAATGCAGGACTTTCCGCCGCCGCAACCGAGGACAATGCAAGGAGCTTTGTAACCCTCTCGCCAAGCCTGTCTTACCTGTTCAACAAGGTCATTCTGATACGGACGAAGTTGCATTTTCTGCACCCTCTCTCTGCTTTTCCTGTTTCTTCTGCTTTATCAGCTTTGCAACACACTGCATACAGAGCTGTCTGCCGTAATTTTTTGTTGTGCCGTCAATGATCTGTTTAACGGTGCGTTTGCCGTCCGAAAGTATCGGTGCTTTGCACTCATCACAATACTGTTCGGGTTGCATTGAATAGTATGTTCTCAATGCCTCATCAACGATTTTAAGGTCATTTGATATGTACATTGAATCAAACAAGCCTATCGGACTTTTGCAGGTATCGTTGCCGTCTGTCTGTGTTGCAAAAAGATACTTGCCGTCAACGACAACAGTTTTTAAAACCGTGGTAAACATTCCCTCGACCGAGATTTTTTCGTCAAGCAACTTGCCGATTGTTTTAGCTTTCTGTCTGCCGTTTTCGTCGGTTTCAATATGGCTGAGAAAATAAACAATCGTGTCATTCGGGAGAGTTTCAACCTCTTTCACAAGCTCCCAAAAATTTTTACCGATATCGGTAAACTTCTGAAAGCCTGTTTCCTTGGCTCTTCTCATATACTCGTTAGCCATGAGATACTGTGCGTCATCAACTGCAATCGACTTGCATTTCTGCTTTTTGATAAAGTCCTCAATATCAATGTAGTTGTCGGAATTGATTGAAGAAGTAAATTTTGTTCTAAACGGGAGTGATTTTCCGTTTACATTCACAAGAGCAAGTTCATTTGCTTTGAAATTTCTTAAAGAGGCAGATTTTCCGCTGCCTGAATATCCTAAAACCAATATAGGTAATCCCATAAATAACACCTCACTTAATACTTAATGACTGCTTGGATTCCATATGTACGAAGGGGATTTCTTCGCCCTTTTTGCAGAGATCCTTTACATCATTCTTTTTCACTTCGGGCATTTTGTAACTCAAAAGGTGGTCAAGATTATGTTCCTCCGCCCACTCAACAAATGAAATTTCATCATCAACAACAAGGCTCGGAGGATTCTTTTTAAGCGACATAACCGCTCTCGGCATATCAATCTTCTGTCTGCCGAGTGCCTGCATTGACTTAAACAGATAGGTTTTAAGGCTCTCCGCCTGTTTTTCTTTTTGCGACTGTCTTTTTGCAATTGCCGCCTTTTCGGCTTTAAGCATTTTAGCCTCGGCAAGAAGCTGTTTGTAGTAGATTGCAATGCTCTCGGCTTTTTCGTCAAATTCGCCCTCAATGCCTGTGAGAGTATCGAACCACGCTGTCAACATCTTGTTGCGGTATGCGTCCACATTGGCAATGATGTTGCCGTCATCATCAATCGGCATTCCGTCTGCGTTCGTATCGGGTTCCCATTCGTTGATAGCGTCAAACTGATTAAATAAATCCGAGTACATCTCGGTAAGCTCATAAAGTTTCATTGTTGCTCCCCCTTAAAGATTTATGTTTTGTGTGGCAAGTGCCTCTATTAAATGTTCAACCTTGCCTTTGAAAAATTCCTTGTCCTGTGACTGCTTGGCGAAATCGAGCATACGGACAAAGCTGTCATATGCAATTGAAAAGTATGCCTTAAAGACATCCTTGTCATCTGATGAACCGTCGGCAGTCTGAACATTTTTCAGTCTTTCTTCGTACTCCTCTTTCTGCTTGCGAAGAGCCTCCTGCTTTTCGTCCTCAAGCTGTTTTCTGACGATTTTTTCGTTGTTGCGGTATTCTTCTTCGAGTTCGTCATAATGTTTAATGTTCTCCCTCTCCAAAGCCTTAATCGTTTCATTAAGTCTGCGTTCATTGTCGCTCGGCTCTGCAACGGCAACTTCGATAGGACGGCTTTCAAGCTCCTGAACTTTATTCGTCAGCTTGAAATTTTTATTCTTTTCCTCTGCAAGCTGATTTTCAATATTGCGGTAGCTTTCTTTTGAAGTGTCCGCCTGTTGCTTGTAATAGTCGGCGTCTTTCTTAGCGTTATTGAGCTGTCTGCAATAGTCAATGCTCTTGTCGGTTGCCTCCTGTTTTTCAGCTTTAAGGCTGTCAATTTCAGCCTTTAACTGCTTGACCGTTGTGTTTTCAAGGTCGAGCTTTTCGGCGATTTCAGTCTGTTCGGGTTCGCTTATGGTAGCGAGCAAAGCAAGTTTTGTAACACCTAAATGTAAACTCGAGTTTACATTTTGAGTGTTTATATTTTCGATTATCGAAATATACTTATGAGCCTGCATTCTGCTGAAACCTACCTCTGTTTCGCAATAGTCCTCAAAGTTCTGATATCCAAGCTCCTTATACAGCTTGTTGTCACGCATTGTTTTAAGTCCGTTGCACATATCCCATATGTTCTGCTGTGCAAGGTTTGCACTGACAATTATCTTCTGATGCAGTTCAATTGCCTGCTTATGCTGTTCGCTTACTGTTATTTCTGACATTTTTCAACCTTCCTTCTTGATTTTTGGAGTAAGAAAGCATATAATCAAGGTGGTTATATTGTTTATATCCTTACCATCCGTTGAGGCTTTGCAGAGCTTCAGCGGATTTTTCTTTGCAATTAATATTTAACATCGATATAATCCAACACCCTTGCCCAGCCGTATCTTTCGCCTGTTTTATCATCTGTACAGCAGTTATACATCCAATAATCCCACTCTTTAGGATTTCGCTCTTTGAGTAAGTCAAATCTATGAGGACGCTTTTCCAAGTGCAAACCAAATCCGCACATTGAACAACCTGTTCTTTGAGCCTTGGTTGTGTACAAAGTGCCATCTTCTCGCTTCTCTATTTTTCCGTATATTTCGGGAACAGGAACATTTAAATCAAGAGCAAGTTGCAAAATATCTTGTCTGTTAAAAATCGCAAACGGTGCTGATCTGATTGTAGATTTGCCGAAATAATTACAACCATTTATCATTAAGGATTTAGCTCTTCTTCCACCTTCGGAAGCCATCAAGCCAAGATAAGGCACGCTGTTATGTTTTTTCGCCCAAGTGTCGCAAGGCTTTTCTTTTAGATAATAACAGCATTTTGATGACACTTTGAAATTTGGAATTTGGTAATTTGTACCCTCTTCATCGTTCGCATAACCGCCGAACTTTTCGAGCCACTTTTGCGACATTTTCATGCGACTGTTTTTTTGATAACCGCCATAGGCCCCTGTTTCGCCTGTTACAATAGCGTGTCGAACAGTTTTGTTTTTTTCGGTCGGATTTGCAAGTAATTCAATCTTGGTGGCAATTTCTTTTGATAAAACAGGAAATCCAAACTCCTGAATTATATCCTGTTTAGTCCAGCGGTGTTCTTTTCCTGCACTATCAACATACCGAACTGATGGCTTTAACCTTTCAATTCCGAGTTCTCTATGTATTTTTTGAATGCTTGAATCTTCAAGATAAGAAACACTAATTCCTGGGGCATGGATTCCGATTGATTTTAAAAAGATAAATAATGTAATGCTATCAAGACCGCCGACCGAAACATGATAGTTTAATTCTCGTCTATCGCATTCTTCAGCAAATTCTCTCGCTCTGATAGTTGCATACTTAACTTTAAATTCATAATCCTGTTTTTGCTTAACAATGAAATCAGAGATTTTTCTTTGTCCGTCAATTCTTTCCATTCGTTCAAAAACATTTTCTTTCATTTCTTCACCCCCACACACTCAAAATTTGCCGTGTCGGATTCAGGTGTTTCAAGGGCTTTGAGCTTGCGTTTTAGCTCTCTGTTCTCGTGACGATAACCGCTTGACGCTGTTTTTTCGAGTGCAAGGTCCGTTCTTGCGTTTCTCAGTTCAATGCTGAGATGTCTGTTCTCTGCTCTGAGGTTTTCAATGTCCTTGAGCAGTTTTCTGCGTGTTGGGTAGTTTCTTAACCACATTTGTTACACTCCTTTCAACGGGTTTGAACCGAGAATATAATTGAGAAACGGTATTCTCGGAATACGGATAGATGTGCCGACTACAATTACATTGAATCCCAATTTTTCGGGTTCGTCCTTTGCCTGTTCACGCAATTTTTGCGGAGCAACTCCAATAGCCTTTGCGGCGTCCTCAGAAAGCAAATAGAAATCACTGCTATCCATAATTTCTTTGATTTTTTTGTTCATCTGAACTGTGTCCATATAAACACCTCCCTACTTTATTTCAATTAACATCTTTTTCGATTGTGCAGTCACCTCTGTAATCGCTTTTCAGCAGATTCATAAATTCTGCGATTTCATCGGGTGTGCCTGTTATCTGCATTGTTATCACCTGCTTTCTGTTTTACCTATCTTGATTTCTACACCTAAAGCCGTTAAGAGCCTGTCGGCATTTTCAAGAGAAATGCTCTTTTTGCCTTTTTCCCAATACTGAATAGCCCTTTTAGTAAAGCCCGATTTCTTAGCAAGCTCACTTTGCGAAAGGCCTTTCTGTTTCCTGCTTTTAAGCAAGATTTCAGCAAATTCATTGATGTGCATTGATTTCACCAACTTTCTATGATATACTATATGTAGTGATGAACAGCAATTCATTACACTATATAACGAAAGTGAGGTGTGCATTGTGCTGAGTTTTAAAAAATGGTTAAGCAAACAAGTTGTTATCGGTAGTGATGTTACATACAACACAGCTAATGACATAATCGCCGACAATAATTTTCCTGAGAGTGTTTGCAAATTTGTAATGCTTGATTATCTTGAAAAAAATGCCGATGATAATACAATTGTTGTTTTTGATGATTTTTACAGAGACTATATTAAATACATCACTCAGAACACCTACCCTGTGGATTAACAAGCAACACAACTGTTCCCACAGGATATCTTTTATCCACATTCTTTGCTTTGTGTAATACACCATACGATTCGGTGGTTGTATAACTATCTACATCTTCCCTATTGCTCAGCTCTTCTATCAACTGAGCGGTGGGAATTTTCTTTAATTCATTCATCTTCTTACCTCTTTTCAGCAAAGTCCGTTTAATGGGACTGTGATTGTAGTATTATTGATTGTGTGGTATTACCTACTGTTCTTTTTAAGAATTTCGTTGACAACTGACTTTTCTTCATTCGTCAGTAAGTTTTCAACTGGTGTATCTGTGATTTCAGCAATTTTCTGTCTTACTGAAATTTTAGGAATAACGCCATTACGCCAGTTTCGGATGTTAGCTTTGCTCATTTCTAATTGAGAGAGTAACGAACAAAGTGTTATATTTCTTTTATCGCATATATCTGACACAATTTTGTAAAAATCCACAATTTATTACCTCCTTTTTTATTGATAATTTAGGTTGACAAATGTGCACTATACCTTTATAATTTAATCAGTTAAAAAAATTAGATTACAAAGTTGGTGCACATTCACACACCTATTTTCGTCAAGTTAATGTCCCCACATCGTCTTGACAAGTTTATTATAGTGCATAAAAGTGTACTTTGCAAGTGCATTTTTGAAATTTAAGTGCATTTATATGAACTTCGTGAAAAGTGCACAAAAGTAGAGGTGCATTTTTGTGTTCTTTGATTTATTGGATTCAATATGTAAAGAGAACGGTACAACAGTTACTGCGGTTTTGGTTGCAGTTGGTTTGAGTAAAGGTTCTATACGCAATTGGAAAAACGGTGTTTTACCTAAATACCAAACTCGCCTTAAAATAGCCAATTATCTCGGTGTTCCTGTTGAAAGGCTTATGACTGAGCAGGAAATCGAAGAAGAAAAGAAACAGCATGAGCAAATTGAAAAGTTAGTTGAAGATGTTGCAAGAAAGGTTTCTTCCCCTCTTCCGAAAGCAAATTTTGATGAACTTTCGTATGCTGCTTATCAAGAAATGGAAGGAGAAAGCGAAGATTTTAAAAACGATATACTTAGCTATATCAAATTTAAGAAATCTCAAAAAGGAAATGATTGAATGACTTTAGAGGATATTTATTTTGAATGTGAACAAAAAGGGATAACTGTTGATTATTTCAAAACTGACAAAGCAAAAGCATTTTCTTTTCCTTACGAAAACGGAATTGTAGTTCTTGACAAAAGCAAGATTGAAACTACTGCCGAGGAAACAGTTTTGCTTGCTCACGAAGAAGTTCACATAGATTTAGGTGCTTTTTATTTATTCACAACTCCATTAACCGTAAAAGGGAAAATGGAACAAAAAGTAAAGAAACACACAATAAAAAAGCTCATCCCTTTGGACGAGCTGAAAGAAGCGGTTCACAACGGTATAACAGAGCCGTGGGAACTTGCCGAATATTTTAATGTCACAAATAAATTTATGATTGAAGCAATGGAATTTTACAGAGATAATTTATTGATTTGATAATAAAAAAAAGACCGCCCACAGCTGACACTATGAGCGGTCAAGGGATAAAATATGAGTAAAAAGAACAGTAAAACACCGTATAACACGGCTAATGAATTCAGATATAGCAAACAATATAATAACACTACCAACGAATATATTCAGAATCGCTTAATTGCTCAAATTAGGTGGTACGGTGATAAAAGCAGAAAAGAGCAAAAACGCTATAAACAGTTATCTGTTGTTTCTATAATTGTAACAGCAGTCATACCGATATTTACACTACTACTTGATTTTGATTTCATAAATACATTTGCTAAAATTGTAATAGCAGTTCTTAGTTCGTGTGCAAGTGTTATTACCGGAATAAACACATTGTATAAGCATAAAGAACTTTGGGTTCAATACAGAACTAATTGTGAACTGCTAAAAAGTGTCCTACATAGATTTTACACACAGTCTGATGAATTTAACGGTAAAACAGAGGAAGAAGCGTTTAAGATATTAGTATCAAGTTGCGAACAATATTTTGTAAAGGAATTTGATAACTGGAATAACATTTACTCCTCAATAGGATCTTCTACAAGTTCATAAGATTTTTCAAAGATGTCAGGTTTACAGGGATACTTTTCGCCCCTTAATCCGGTAATGATATAATCTCCTACACTTGCTTTCATATCACCCTCAAGTGTATGGATAATCATTTCTTTGTCAGTCTGATATGCTTCAATTACAATTGGTTTTTTACGATATTTTTTAATCTTTTGTTCCATTTTTACAACTCCTTAATTTATTTTTAGAAAGGATGATTATATGCCCAGTTTAAAAACATACGATATATTTATTAGTCACGCTTGGAAATACGGAGAACAGTATACCGACTTGATGGATTTGCTTGAAAAAGCACCTAATTTCAACTTTAGAAATTATTCTGCTCCCTCAGATAATCCATTGAAGAACCTCAACAACACTGATGTTAAAAACAAATCTGAGATTACAAGTGCTATTAAAAGGAAAATCAAACCCGTTAACGCTGTTGTAGTAATATCAGGAATGTATGCAAACAACAGAGAATGGATGGAAAAAGAAATAGAAATAGCTCAGGGATACAGCAAACCAATCATTGCAGTAAAACCTTGGGGTAATACTAATGTTCCTACATACATTCAAAATGTATCGGATGTAATCGTTGCTTGGAATACATCCAGTATTGTTGGTGCAATAAGAGAATACTCTCTGTAAATTATTATAACCGAAATAATTATTTTTGTAAAATAAGCAAATTTGTAAAAATTGTACAAAAGAGAAAATTAAAAATGAATATATATACAAAACCGCTCTGCTCGACTGGTCCTCGAACAGAGCGGAATCATCCACACAGGGTGCAGATGATGCAGTTTAATGCAAGATAATTGTATCACATTCCCTTGTGTTTTTCAAGTAATTTAAAGCACAAGGGATTTTTGCACCCTTTTTTAAGCAAAAGGAGTGTATAAAATGAAACTGCCTAACGGCTACGGCTCTGTTTATAAGCTGAGCGGAAACAGGCGCAATCCGTGGGTTGCCTGCGTGACAATAGGATACAACAAAGAAACACGCAATCAGGAACGCAGAGTTATAGGCTACTTTCCCAACAAGCCGAAAGCTCTGAACGCTCTTGCTGATTACAATCAAAACCCGTTTGATGTTGATTCGGCAAGACGCACTTTTTCAGAAATTCATGAACTTTGGTACAAGGAGTTCATCACCGAAGACACAAATCCGAACACCAAAAGACAGTATAATGCGGCATACAAACAATGCTCAATGTTATACAATCGCAAGATGTCCGATATAAAAATCATTGATATGCAACGAGTTCTCGACAACTGCAACAACGGTTATCAATCGGTTAGGCGAATTAAAATTCTGTTGAACAAAATCTACGAATACTGCATATTTCACGATATGCTCCATAACAATCTTGCAGAAAAATTGAAAATCAATGCAAAGTCAGATGAAACAAAACGAGCACGCAGGGAGTTTTCGGAAAGCGAAATAAATCTTTTGTGGGAATATTCAAATCTTGATTCGGTAAAAATAGTGCTTATGCTGATTTATTCGGGAGTGCGTGTGTCCGAATTGCTCGACCTAAAAATTTCAAATGTAAACCTTGACGAACAAACTTTCTTTGTTGAAAGTTCAAAGACCGATTCAGGTGTACGAACCGTGCCTATAGCAGACAAAGTACTGCCGTTTTGGCAGAAATTCATCAGCGATTCTCAATGTGGATATGTTCTGAATAATACCAATGGCAAGCCGCTGAAATACGATAACTTTAAACGCAACTATTGGACACCTCTGCAAAATGATTTAGGATTTGACCACACCATACACGAAACAAGACACACCTGCATTTCAATGCTTGTATCGGCAAATGTGAACCACACAATCATCAAAAAAATAGTCGGTCACAAGTCGAAAATGGACTTGACCGAAAAGGTTTACACCCACATTAACCCAAAAGAATTAGTGAATGCAATCAACAAAATATAGTCTTATATTATCTTGAATTGTTCATAATTATGTTCCGTAGCTTACATATAGCTAACAAAATCCCGCATTTTCCCCATTCCTATCCCCCTTGCAAGTTACCTGCACCAGTAAAGGTGGTTTTTTAACCGCCTTTTATTTTTTGCCAAAATTACTTAAAATGCCTTAAAAGTGGCTTAAACACTGGGTTTTTGAGATTTCAAAAATTCAGTTGAGTAATTTTGAATTAAGTTAAAACAAGATAAAATGCAGTCAAACTTACTGTCAAACTTACTGTCATTTTAGTTTGCCTGCCGATTTTCAAGGAAACAAGATAATATATTTTTAAATTTTATTACACCGTAACACAAAAGATTTTTCTATTATTAAAACAACAAAGAGGTTAAGCAATTTTTTCTAATGCTTAACCTCTTTTTTTATTTTGTTGATTACAGAGCATTCCCATACCATAACAATCCTCTATATTTTTGTTCTCAATTAACATTATGCTTCATCACCTACAAAACTGCATATTGTCATCTTAATACCTCTTTTCTATTTTAAATATAATTACTTTTCTATTAAAAAGTGTACCACATATAAATCACAACCAGTAAACCTACTACTACTGAACAGATAAATAGTAGTACTCCAATATCCATATACTCTACAACCTTTCTATTTTTAAATAAGATTAATAAGATTCTTAACAACAATACATTTATTAACTCACACAGAATTAAGTTATACTTCAGTAAATTTTACAAATTACTGAAATACATAAATAGCAATAAACATTAACACCATAGCTACTAAGGAAGAAATAATTACCAAGATACCTAAAAAGCTATTCCTACCATAAGTTATACTATATAAATGATTCTCATATGTCGCTACCAAAGCTACAATAAAAAACATTACAAGGAAAATATATAAAATTATCATAAGTACAACCACACCTTTCCTTTTATTTTATTATATTATACCATATATTATAATTAAATTGAATACTTTCTTATATAGAAATATTATTTTCTATATAAAAGAAAAGAGGACTCAATATTGAGTCCTCTTCCCTTGAAATATTAAACCATGATTAAAGTAGTTAATATCAAATGTTATTTGTATTCCCAGTGACCGCCGTCTTTAACTTTCTCGTCATAAGCTTCTTTCCAATAGCCGTCTTCTACTGTTTTGGTTCCTGTTTTTACATATTCCTTCTCATAATGATAGGAACCTGTGCCACCATTTTCTTCTGCTTCCCAAAGAAGATGTTCTCTTCTCAGGTTAGCATCTGCTAACTTCATACCGCAGTCATTGCATACATTATAGCCTACCCATCCATATACATCTTCCTCGTGAGTACCTGTTACAATCCATTTTCTTTCGTGGTGGACTGTCTTGTAGTTGTCTACCCATACCTTCTGCTTTGGCTTTGCTGTAGGTGTTTCAGTCTTTGAGGACTCACTCGGCTTAGCTGGCTTCTGGTTATTACTTGAAGAGTTGCTTGGCTTCGCTGGCTTCTGATTATTACTTGAAGAATTAGCTGGCTTCTTGTCGTTATCAGATGTATTTGTCTTTGAAGAATTGTCTTTCTTTGATGTATTTGACTTGGTATCTTCTTTCTTTTCGGTGTTACCCTTGTTGCTGTTGTTTTTGTTAGATACCGTAGTTTTTACATCGTTGACCTTAACTGTAACTGTCTTGCCGTCATCGGTTTTTACTTCTACCTTACCGTCTTTTACTTCGACTTTCTTACCATTCTTATCAGTGATGTTGCCGTCTTTGTCAACCTTGATTTCACCCTTGTCTACCAAATCTTTAACTGCCTTTGGTACTGTAGTCTTAGGTACAGTTGTTGGAACAGTTGATGTTTGTACGGTTGAAGATATTACTGACGGTTCTGTCGGTTCTTTCTCAGCGTTACAGCCTGCAAGAATGCTTATGCCGACTGCTGATATGCCTGCAAGTATTGTAGCACCGCAGACAACGGCAATTACCTTTGTTTTTACTGTCGCAGTTGCTGTTGCCTTTACGATAGATGAAACTGTTGACTTTGCACCTGTTGCAATGCCTTTTGTTGCAGAGGTTGCAAGTGTCTGTCCGTTCGGGAGCTTGATTGTAATGTTCGGTACTGCAAGGCTCTTTGCTTCTTCCTTGAAAATAGTTGTAAAGAAAGGTACAACAACAACACCGTGAAGCTTGTCACCGCTCTTTTTTTCGTAATCTTCAATTGCGGTTTTCATCTTTGCTCTTGAAGAGTTAAGGCGAGATTTTACCGTTCCCTCTGAAATTTCAAGTCCCTGTGCAATTTCAGAAATTGACATTTCATCAAAATAAAACATTAAAACAGTCTGATACTGATTGAATGAAAGTGTGTCTTCCATAATCTGTAAAAGTACCTTTCTTTTTTCGGTTTTGGTTATGTACTCCTCGGGGAGCATTAACTCATCTGTTTCTGCTTCTGTAATCAGAACTTCATCATCTATCTGATATTCCACCTTTCCTTTCAATTTGTTTTTGCATTTGTTTACAGCTATTGATATAATCCAACCGCAAAACTTTTGTTCATCATTGAGTGTGTCAAGCTTCAAAAAAGCTGTAATGTAGGTTTCCTGCATTATGTCTTTTGCATTTTCTTCATCTTTGAGCAAAGAAAGGCAGTTGTACCACACATCATTATGTGTAAGCTCATACAGCTTATCAAATGACTTTTTGTTACCGCTTTTTGCACTTGATACAAGCTCTTTGATTGTCTTCATAATATTTCCTCCTTTTTGTGATTTTTTGCGTTCCTATATATTAGACAATCCAAAACGCAAAAAGGTTCATTTTTTCAAAAAATTTTTTGAAAATTTTTAAAAAAAGTTTAAAAACTTTAAAAAAATTTTAAAATTCACCGTTTTTCTAATAAAAAAGGTGCATAGACAAGCTACGCACCCGAAAAACACATAGCCCTTTTGTCGCCAAACAAATTCAACGCTTACTACAAGTATGCTGAAATAGAGCCTGCATTTTTTACCGAAATAAAAAATACACACTTGTGTAAGCATTATAATTAAATTTGTTTGGCATTTTTATTTTAGCATACAATATGTGAAAATTCAATATTTTTGTAAAATAACTTTCAAAAATTATATGAATGAAACTGTAAAATTTGAAGTAATTTAAATTTTAGGGGGAACAACTTTTCAGCTGTTCCCCTTTTTTGTCAACTGTGTAATGTTGGAGTTTTGTTTTCGCTTTGATTATACTTTTCAGAACCGAACATATCACGGATTTCATCGAGCGTTAATTCTCGTTTGCTTTTCTTGCGGTACGGCTCTGTGTGGTAATACCAAGCCTGTTTTTTGTGAGCGTATCGGAATTTTAATTCTTTCAACACTTCTTTGTGTGCTTTGGTGTTTCCCGATACCCACAACCAAGTACCGCAAATTTCAACCTCAATGTCCGAAAGGCTTGTAAGCACATTGATTATATTTATAAATTCCTGCGGTGTTTCCGTTGTTTCTTTGGTGTAGGTTTCGCCCTCTGAATTTGTATGTATATTTTTCAGGCGTTCCCACAAAATCTCATATTCGTTTTGCATTACCTTAAATTCTTCTGTATCACCGCCTAAATCGGGGTGAAGCTGTTTAGCTAATCTTCTGTATTCCTTTTTGAGGTCTTCTGCTGTGTTACAGTTTGTAAAGTATTTCATAATGGTTTCTCCTTTGAAAGTTAATTTCAATTAAAATTTATATTCGGTAATTCTGAATTGGTGGGCTTTTAATAAGTCCGATTTAGATATTCACGCTGTATTTTTCACTCCTTTCTGATTTTTTATATTCGTTTAAATCGTCATCGTATGGGCTTTATGAGCATTAAAAGCGTAGCGAAATTTCATAAGTCAAGAAGCAAGTTTACGATACGCCGTAGGGCAATTCTTTACTTATAAAATAAGCGGAGCAAAATGTGAAATTAAAGCCTACGGTGACGATTTGAATATAGAAAACAGTTAAGGCTTGTGAGCGTGAATATCGGCAAAAATCGGACAAAAAAATAACGCTATGGCTTTAACCATAGCGAACCTTATAAAAAAACAAACCGCAGAAGTGAGTGTTAAAAATAAAATTACTATACATATGCAATTTTATTGTTGATATTTTCCATATTTATACTATAATATAAGTATCTTAATAATGAAAGGGTGTTTCAAATATGACAAAAGACAAATCAAAATCAAATAACAATTACAAGGTTAGTGATAAGAATAAAATTTATAAATCACTCCTTGTTCAAACATCTGACGGTGAAAAATTGATAGTAGGTATACCTATGAAATTTGACTGCGAATCAGTAGATACCAGTTTGATTATTGATTGTCAAATTCCATATGTGGGTATAGAAAACTATTATGAAAGATTATTACAATTACCACTTGAAAAAAGAATGGGAATAAACGATATTGTCAACTATGCTTTAGAAACAGGTAAAGCGACAATACATATGGGCAAAAATTTTGAAGTGTTATTCAATTACATTTATTCCCGAGAAAGACTAAGTATTGTTAAGACTTTAGAAAATACTTACCGTATTATAGGAGATTATTCGTCCTTTAGTAAATCTCCTGACTTAACGACTTATGCAACAACGAATTATAATAAAATGTGCCAAACAGCTACATTTAGGGTACCTAATATGCTTTTTGCAGGCGTTACCTGTGCATATAATTTTATTTCTCCGTCATTTATAAAAAACGGAAAAGGATATTTGTACACATTTACAGAAAAATTACCTCAGGATAAAATTCAAAGCGGTAATGAAATCATAGAAGAATATTTGCATAACCAATTTAAAGAGTATGATCGTCGTGATGATATAGACATACATACAGATTACGATAAGATATTTGATATAGAGTATTGCTTAGACAATTTGGTAGGTGTGAAAGGAAAATATAAAAAAATCGAAATACAATGTATGTACAAGTTTATATGCCCTGAGAAATCATTTAGTGGTTTGATAAATACCTTTTTAGATAAAAAATAAGTTTTTGATTATAGCTATCTCACTTCAATTAGTGAGGTAGCTTTTTTTAATTAGTATACATTTAGCTTTTCATACTAGAAGAAATTTAACCCTTACCCTAAAATATAAGTAAATTAAGATACTCGAGTGCTTAGTTTAATTCAATAAAATCCAAAAGGAGAAATTAACCATGATTAAAGTAATTTATTGTAAACCAAATGAGAAAGCAGAGATTATTGAAACATCAACAGACTATGGTTGTTTGTGCAATTTATTAGGCTGTGAAGAACTTGAAACAATGGAGCTTTTAATAGGTAGGGTTATTATTCTGTGTAACGGAGAGGGTAAATTGTGCAGAGCTACTCCAAGCAGAGCTATTTTTCAGGAAGATAAACTGACAGATTTTAAAACAAAACGCAATCATCAATTTATTGATTTTATTGCAGGCAGTTTCATTATTTGCGGTCTAAACGAGGACGGAGAGTTAGTTTCCTTACCCGAAGAACAATTATCGCAGTACTTTAAACTGTATCTTTATCCTGAAAAAATTTCTGCTTTAGATACTGGGTTGTTAATATTCCGTCTTAAAGAAGATACTTTTGATTTAATTACCGTGCCGTGGGCAGATATCCCATTATATGGTTAATATTTATATGTGAAGTTTTCCAATCCATGTGTCGGAAATAACAGCAAAGTTTCTTACAGGCTTATACAAACTAATTTGGTCTGTGTAAGCCTGTCACATCGGTATTATCGGTCTAAATTTATGTCAGGGTGTTTTTTCCTGCAAATAAAAAGGAGTATGATAAAAATGTTTTTTATTTCGTTAATATTAATTTTGATTGTAGTGGTTGCGATTGTAATCGGAGCTTACTATTTAGTGATACATTTAATTAAATTGTGGACAGGCTGTGATAATGATGAAACAAATGCAAAACTACATAATTTCTTCAACGGCTCAGCTAACTGCACAATAGAAAATGACAGTACGGTGTTTACGGAAATCGGTGATAATATTCATAAAATAATTGGTGAGAAACGCTTTCAGCAACTCGTCAATTTGAGCAATACACTACTTAACACACCCTTGCTGTTTTTCGATAACAACGGTAAAATACCAAGAATTATCATAACAGTAAACTATGAAGATGAGAGCGAAAAGATAATTCTTGAGAATATTCTTTGTAATGTTTTCAGAAAATATTTAGCTGTTTACGGTTTTAGTACAGAAATTATATCTGAGTGGCATATCCGTTCTGACTTAAAAATGCCTTATCTTCAGATTGGTTATGCCAAAAATAAAGAACAGAAGGCTGCACTTAAACTCTATATGCAACACGAACAAAATACATTTATTAAGACAAATTCTGATATTTTAGATGATACGGAAACGGACGATTTAAATGACTGAAAAAATAATGTTAGGATTTGATTTGATTATGTATCAGCAGTACAGTCTAAAAATTCCCATATATGCTCCCTTATCCGCTCACTATATTGTAGTGGGCGGTAGCGGTAGCGGTAAATCAACGGCTGTATTGTACTGGCTGTACAAAGCCAGAAAATTTAAAAGTCAGATATATATTGCTGATTTTAAGGCAAGTCACGAGTTTAAAGGTATTACCAATTGTTTCGCTGAGTTTGAGGACTGCTATCAACTAATAACGAACTTTTATAAAGATTTTCTTGATACTCCCGAAGGCGGTAATGGTACTGTAAAAATATTACTTATTGATGAAATCGCAGGTTTGTTGGCTCATTTTTCAATGACGAAGTCAACAAAAGAAAAAGCAGATACAATACGCAGTATTTTAAGCACTATTCTTATGCTTGGGCGTTCTAAAAAATGTTTTTTATGGTTATCAATGCAAAGATATTCAGCAAATATATTTCCTGCTTCAAGCGGAAGTGCAGACAATTTTCATATATGTGTTGGTTTAGGCAGATTAACTGTTGACAGCAGAAAAGGGTTATTTGCCGGTGAACATTTTGAGGGAGAAGATACTATTCTGTTCGGACAAGCTAAAGGAATTGTACTTATTGACGGTGAACCGTTAAGAGGAATAATTATTCCAAAGGTAAGTAAAAGAAAACTCTTGCAACTTCTGCAAGCTCAAACTTCTGAAAATAGACAATGACTGACACTGCCTTAACTACTATACATTACGTTTTATATATTGGGTACAGTAAAACGATATGCTACCATATAATCAATGAATGAAGTAAAGAGAAAACAGTGAATTTACTTTAAGATTAAAAACAGAAATCTACTATGTTCACTCAATCACTATACATTAACATATGTATATTGGATTGAACAGTATCTTTAATTATAATAGTAAATGAACTAAGGATTTACTTAATTCAACAAAATATGTGAAAGGAGAAATAACTATGGATATTAAAAATATAGTTATTGACGCCTACAAGACAGTAGGCACAGATTTAATGCTGGTGTCAGTTTTACCTGCATACGAATATGACAACGGAAAGAGAACAGACAACATTTCGGGCTATAAATATGAGGTAGTTTTACCGCATCGTGCCTATGAAAAATTGTCTGTGAAAATTCTCGGTGATGTAAGGCTTGATTTGCAGGAAGATGAAGCAGTATTCGTTTCATTTACCGACTTAGTTCTAACGCTGTATTGGACTCCGCAGGGTTACCGCATAAGTGCTTCGGCAAGCGATATTAAGCCTGTCAATCCGCCCAAAAAGGCTGGGTAAGTCTTTGCCGTGGGCGGTAGCACCGTCAAGGTGCGAACCGCCTGACGGCAAGTCAATCTCCTTACTTTAATGAAGGGGATTGAATATAAGTTATATAAAGTTATATAACTTCACATAAGGAGTTGGTTTTATTGTATGGATAAAGAATTAACAGTCGGTGTTGATGAATTTTCTTTAGTTTTGTTTTATCCGATTGATGATGTTTGTAACGATTGGCAGAACACAGCTTATTCAATGATACAGGAATTTATCTATAAAGCGGACATAGAATTGTTGCTCGGTAAAGTTGTAGAAATGCGTGATAAAAAGCCGCAGGCATATTCACAAGCATTTACTATTGAGAACGCTCCATATTACTTCACTATAGCGTTACACGAAACTTTTGTGCATATGGGAATATTAGTTCGTTTCTCTGCTCACTCTTGGGCAGTATATCAAAAGCGGTATTTTGATTTCTACGGTGAGAATATAAATATCGGAAAATTTTTAAGCAACATTGAAAGTCCGTTATACAGATACAGACTGAGCCGTATAGATTTAACTGCTGACTACAAAAATTATGATTTATCACCGCATAGCATATACAGCAGGTTAAAGGACGAAAGTTTACAGGTGCTTGACTGTAATTATAGACACAGTAAAAGAAAGATTTCTTCTGTCGAAAGAGATTTGGTTACTGAGTCATTCTATATCGGTTCAAGGGCTGAAAACTCACAGTCATTACTCCGAGTTTATGATAAAAAATCGGAGCAAATTAGCAACAACGGTTTTCGCCTTGATGAAGCATTGCAGTGCGACAGTTGGGTTCGATTTGAGGCTTCATACAGAGGAAACTATGCTCATCAAATAACGGAGCAATTAGAACATATAACAGATGATGTTTCTGTATCGCAGTTCATTGCAAGCAAAATATGTGATAGATACCGTTTTTATGACCCTCTTAACAGCTGTTTTACTGATTTCACAAACGACCTGCTTAAAGTAATTGAATGCAGTAATTTTCACGCTTTGCGTTGTGAAAGTCCTGCTAACAATAGTTTGAATAAAAGCATTCAGCATATTATTTACGGTAGCGGTTTGTTCCCTTTGATATACAAAATCAGCGTTATATGGGGTGAAAAAGCTGTTGCTGAATTTTGGAGTATTCTGTATGAAATATACAAGAAATACCATAAGAAAAAACTTGAAATTAACCCTCAGATAAGGGCTTGGCTTAGAAAGAATTTTCTTAGCTTATCACAGCAAAGTTTATCAGATTGCTTTGTCAGTGTTGATCTTACAAAGATTGATGTTGCCGAGATTGTAAATAAGATCTCCGAAAGTGACAATCCGTTTACACTAACGGCAATAAACACAAGCAGTAACACAGATAATCAGGTAGTATCTGATAAAGAATTTGAACGCACTTTTTATTCAAAGGATATGGAGTAAAACATTTAAAACCGAGAAACCTATTTCCTAAAAACTAACTAATTCAAATAAATATAAAACCGAAAAACCGAGAAACCGAAATACTTAAATATTTTAACTCAATATTCTTTTTATATTTATAATTCAGAAAGGAGTTTTCACTATGTATGGAAATTTAAGTGAAAAGTGGCATAGAAGCCACAAAGTGAAAGTATGTGTATACTCTTTTTATTACAATAGCGTGGTATACAAAAGTTTGAAGTTATCAGAGAAAGCGTTAAGCTACATATTATACTTAGCCTTTTTCGGTAACGCACAGCATTGGGTAGAAGCAACTCGGTATGTGGGTAATGCCAAAGGCACTGACGATATATTATTTCCGATTGCCGAGGGTGGAGATGTCCATATTTATACCCGAAACGGAGAGCAATATGCCTTAGATTTAGAGCGCTTTTTAAGAGGTATTTATATTGCATTTGCAAATAAGATAGCTTTTCGTCAAGAATATGACTTCGATAATTTTATTATTAACCCAGTTGTTGCAGACGAGATTTTGCAATATGCCCTCTTTGAAGGTATCAAGTATCCTCATTGCGAAGTGGAAGGTGATGTATATGATTGAAGAAAAGAATATGTGTGATGAAGATGATTCCGATGAAATTCTCGAATATACAGGCGGTAGCGAGCTTAGCGATTTAACTTTCATCACGACATATGATTATTATTCCAGTTGGCGTATTAAGGAAGTGTTTCGAGAAGCTGGATATGAATTAAAGCCGGTGTTCTTGGGTTATAAGGCATTACGGTACAGAGCGTGTCAGAGATATTGGATAATCGACATGAGTAACGGTCAAAAAATGGGTACATCTTATAACGGCTACAGTTTTGAAGACTTGCGATACTTTTTAGGTAAATTAGGAATACCTCTTCACGGAGATAACTACCGCTCTAAAAGACCTTCAAAAGATGAAAACGGCAGGCGTTATGCTTGTGAAGAGTTTCTAAAACTTGCAGAAAGCCTTCCTGATGAAAAGGAGGACTTAATATGAGTGTAGAGATTAAATTCATCGGTACTAAAGAGGTTGCCGAAGCACTTGGTTGTTCCTTGCCTACTGCACGCAATATTATGTTGAGAGCAGATTTCCCTTTAATACGGGTAGGTAAAAATCTTAAAGTTGAGCTAAATGCTTTTCTTAACTGGTCGCAGAAAAGAAGGGTATGAGTATTTAAAGCATTTACATAATATTTAAGCAACCGTATTGACACAAAAGATTTAAGGCTATACAATACTGATATAGTAAAAATCTTTTGTGCTTTACGGTTTGGAAAGGAACGATTTTTATCAGCACTAAAAGCACAAAACCTAAGTCAAAATGTAATAAACTTGATTACGGTGACGGTTCTGTATACTATGTTAAAAGCAGAAAATGCTTTGCAGGTCAGATAACGCTTGAAATTAACGGTGAGAAAAAACGCAAGACGGCTTACGGTAAAACCGAACGCATTGTTAAGAATAAGTTGCTTGAATATCGTATTCAGGCAAAAGCAGGATTTTTTGACGAACCCGATAACACAACTGTCTATGAGCTTGCCGAAAAGATGATTGAAGAACAATTCTCTCTTAATGAGATTAAGCAAACTTCATATGACCGCAAGAATGAAACATTAAAGTCAATGAGTCCTATTTATGATTTAGCAATGCGTGAGATTACGGAAGATGTAATAAAGCATTTTTTCATTTCTAAAATCTCTTATTCGCAGTCATACTTGGATAAAGCATATCAGCTTTTAAAGTCAGTTTTCAATGAAGCCGTAAGGAAGAAAATTGTTACAGAAAACATTATGCTGAACATCAGAAAGCCAAAGTCAAAGCAGGAGCTTGTAAAAGTAAGAGCATTGACTGTTGATGAACAGAAAAAGCTGATAGATGTTCTCAAAAGCGAGGATATACGCTATTCGGAACAAATGCTTTTGTCAATGTTTACAGGCATGCGTATGGGCGAAATTAACGCCTTAGAGGTAGGAGATATAAACTTTAATGACCGTACAATTAGAGTTTGTAAAACTGTCAGCAGAGGTCTTAACGGTAAAACATATATAAGTAATTCCACAAAGACTAAAGCAGGTATGCGTACAATCTATTTTAATGATGATGTGGCTGATTTTTTAAAACAGTGTATCGGAGATAAAAAAGACGGTCTTATATTTGCTTCAAGTGTGGATAAACTTGTCACAACTAATCAGGTAAATTATCAATACGCAAACACGCTGAAAAAGTATGATATACTTGATAAGAGTGTTTACGGAAAGGTTGATTTACATTCACTTCGTCACACATATGCAACAAGATGTATTGAATCAGGTATGCCTGCAAAGGTACTGCAAAATCTTCTCGGTCATACTGATATAAGAATTACGCTTGATACATACTGTGATGTTTTCCAAAAATACAGTATGGAAAATCTTGCTGTAGCTGACAGCTATATGAAGAGCAATAACATTGCAATAGTATGACTGTCCGAAAATGCACTGTCAACTTTACTGTCACACCATAAAAAGCCGATAAATAAGCCACTTGTCAGGGTTACCTGCACCAACAGCCGTTTCTTATGTAGGGACGGCTGTTTTGTACCACATTTTCGGTCTGTCTTATGGTGATTTTCAAAATATTTGAATTAATTTTTAATAAAAAGCGAAAATTATGTTGACAAATCCGAAAATATGGTATATAATAATCAAGCTGTTGTTATTAAGCAACATTTCGAGGTGTAGCTCAGTTTGGTAGAGTGCTTGGTTTGGGACCAAGATGCCGCAGGTTCAAGTCCTGTCACCTCGACCAAAAAAGGTGGTTTTTTAACCGCCTTTTATTTTTTGCCAAAATTGCTTAAAATGCCTTAAAAAAAGTAGAATATGTTTATTTTAGCATAGAAAAAGAGGGCTCATCTAGAACCCTCTTTCCCCTAATAATTTCAAAGGATTTATTCTTGTTATCGAGTTTAATTATCTGTACTCCCAATGACCGCCAACTACAACCTTTTCATCATAGGCTTCTTTCCAATAACCGTCTTCTACTGTTTTGGTTCCTACTTTTACCCACTGTTTTTCACAATGATATGAACCTCTGCCACCGTGATCCATTTCCCATTCCAAATGATCTAATAAAGTATTAGAATCAGGCAACTGTTTACCACAATCATTGCAAACATTTACCCAATCATAGTCGTATACATCTTCCTCGTGAGTACCTGTTACAATCCATTCTCTATCGTGGTGTACTGTTTTATAGTCAACTACCCATACCTTTTCTTTTGGCTTCTGAGCTGAAATATATTTTACGGATTTGCCCTTTGAATCGTATCCGCTTGTGAACTTAGTTGCAAATGAGTTGATACATCTTACGGTGTAGGTGTAAGTTTTGCCTGATGAAACTTTACTGTCTGTGTATGAGGTTGAGGTTGTGTCGGCAAGCCTTGTCCAACCCTTACTACCCTTGTAGTAAATTCTATACTTTTCGGCACCTTTTACCTTGCTCCAAGTCAGCTTTACACCGCCGTTTACGCTCTCGGCTTTGGTAATCTTCGGAGCTGAAATATATTTTACAGTTTTGCCCTTTGAATCGTATCCGCTTGTGAACTTAGTTGCAGATGAGTTGATACATCT